TAAGTGCTTCCCATTGTTCAGCAGTAAAATTATCTTCAGATTGTTTCCAATCTTCTTCTTTTGCTCCGCCAATTAAACAAAGTCCAAAAGCAGTATGATTATAACCTTTAACATGTGCTTGAACTTCATCATCTTGACGACCCTGCTCCCAAGTGCCATCTCTTTTTAATACTGCTCCATAACCAATTTTAAGCCAACCAAATTCTCTATGTACTCTATCTATCTCTTTCGCACCCCATTTTTGAGATGGTCTCGTTTGAGAACAGTGAATTACAATGTATTTAGTTTCTTGTCGCATTTTGTTTTTTCCTTATTTCAGTAAGCCATTCTTTTGGGAATGGTAATTTTGTGGAAGCAACGCAGTGATATTTAAAATTAAATAAATCGCACCACTTGCCATAAGTTGTTTGTGATTTTTTACCTATCTTTGTTTTTGAGTTAGAAAAGATAAATCTAATATCATAATGTGGGTGTTGTTTTTTTATCAGCTTATGTTTTTTTCTATCTGCTGAATTAAAATTTCCTTTCGTTTCAATAATAAATGATTTCTTAATTGGAAAATCAGGAGTGTATTTTTTTAGTTTGGTAGGTTGGGAGAAGCAAATCCTCATTCCTTCATAAGTAAAATCTACATTTTTCTCTGTTAAGAAAATGTGGACAGCTTCTTCCAATCCTGACTTTAATTCCTGAGTATCAGAAATCCGTACTCTCTTGTACTTCGGTCTTTCCATTTGAGTTAGATTTCGGAGTTTCAGTTTTAGCTTCAAAACCATCTTCTTCTTTGAAGACATTTTGGCTTTGACCTTCAACCAACTTCAGAACTTGAACTGCCTTCAATCTTGCACTTACTCCTGCACCTAACATTGGTGTGTGGTAAGGAATTAATTGATAAGCAACTTTCATCAAAGAACCACCCCATATACTCTGACTAGCAGGTATTGGGTTTTTCTTTGCGTCAAATAGAGCAGGTCTTTGAGAAAAACTTTCATTAGTTTTTTTGTTTTTCCCTGATGCTCTCATTTTGAATTTGAAGAAAACATGGTCTCCTTCAAGTTTGTAAGGTATTGGAGCAGATTTAATCTTTTTACCTTTGGCTTCCTTTTCTGCGGAAGCGAGACTGTCTTCACATGCCTGGTCTACTAATTTCACCATAGCGGAAGCGTCTTGTTTTGCGATTTTCAAGGTCACCTTATATTCCCCATATTCATTAAATCTGACATCTGGTTTATTAAGGTGCGGATAAATTGCTTCTCCAATAACACTTACTCTAGTTGTAATATCTGACATAGATATTCTCCTATTGTTATTGTTAAAAAATGACTAACTTGTTCAGCTAGTCATTAGTGGAACTTAATTATGCGGCAGTGCATAGTTGAAGTTAAATGCAGAAGAAGATTGATTTTCTAACTAGGTTGAGGTCTAGACTGCCTTTTTCAGGCATAGTAGGAAACTTCTTTTGATTTTTTTCAGATAACATCTCATACATTTCATTAGCAAATTTTTGTAATATATCTTCTTTATAAACTTCACAAAAACTATCACGAATTGCAGTAGCCATTATTTTAGTATCAGGACAAGTACACCCGAAGCTGTCATGAATTAAACTAAAATTATCTACACCCCGTTCTTTCGCATAAACTACAGCTAATTGTAAAACGGCAGCATCTAGAGAATGAATAAAGTTAGGACAAACTGATTGTGCTGTCTTACGTTTATCAATTACATTTGTTTCTGAAGCAATTGAAAGTTTAACGATACTGTCTCCCATTTTCGTTTTAACTCTTTTGCTTTCCTTCTTATAGCACATCATTTGGACTGGAAATCTTAATGGCGTACTCCATGTAACTGGCATGTTTTCTGATGCAACTAATCTAGCAATAGTTTTTAAATAGTTCATTATTCTTCTTGCTCCAAGAATAATTTCATTAATTGCTTCCCAAACAATTGGCGTAAGATAATTTGTTGCTTGAAATAAATCATCACCAAATTCATGTTGAGTACCTCTTTCAGTTAATTCTTTAACGATATGGTCTTCAAGATACTGTCTACAAGAATACCTAGTTAATGAATAAGGTAGACACATAACTGGTTTCTTACAGATTTTTCGATTTACTCCATACCTTAACCAAAGTCCTGCATACTTCTCATCATGATAATGTTTCTTTTCGTCAGGAAATCTAGGAAACTTTTGATAGTTTTTTAATTTATCAATAACCTTCTCAGCTACAATGTTATAAACATCAGCAGGTTTTTGAAGCGGAACTAAATTAGTTGCCTTCCCACCGAACTCATCTCTCATTAAAGCAGAATAATGTTGCAACCCGGAATTTGAACAGTCTGCTTGAATTGGTAGCGTTGTGATATATCCTTCATCAAAAGAAGTTTTCTGATATTCTTTGAACTCTATACACCATGCTAAGAAACAGAATGGTTTGTCAGCAGATGCCCACCAGGAATATTCGAAAGGTTTATCTGCACACTCAATTATTTTTTGTGCGTTAGCTTGAACCCAAGCAACTCTTTTAGAAAGTTCTTCTTTATCAACTTCTCCAAAAAGATTTGCTCCTGCTACAGCAAAGGTATCAAAGTTGTCACCAATGCGTTTACCAAATTTAAACTTCAACAAAGCTCTGGAATAGTCTGCTGATTGTGGAGAAAGCATTGCAGGTTTTGGATATATGCGAGAACGGAAATCTAGCTGATAAGGATAAAAGAAACCACTCTTATCCATAAGCATTCTTGCTTCTTCCATTATCTGTCTAACTTGAATAAATTTAGATTTTGATTTTGCTCGTTCAGAATAAACCTTAGATGCTTCTCTTTTCCATTTTCTTAATGCTTCCTTATTAGTATCAATATCAATGGGTTTAATTGGAAGTTCTATAGTCTGCGGGTTAAGAGGTAATTTTCCCAAAGGAAAGTCTTTTTCCATACAGTGTTTAATCACCTCATAAATTGGCTTATTTATTACCCATTCAGTATGTTGCATAATATTAACGGATTGGTAAACGATAGGCATTTCATGTGCGGTATCTTTTAATTCCTCTAAGTAAGGTCTGTTAGTAGCTTTTACGAAATTATAGTGCATTGTTTTTTCTCCTTGTTGTTTTTGTTTTTTTTAAAAATCTTTTCATAAACTTCTTTATAGATTGCATTAGATTTTTTGTATCGGTTATGACTTGGTTGCCAAGATAACCGTCTTGATGTACCTCTAGACATTTATTTTTTCTCCTTCATTGTTTTGATTACTTCTTTAGGTTCGTTTTTATAGTTATGTTTTTTTCCATAGTAACCGCCTATAAATGGATTTTCCCAATCGCGTGGGGGCATTAACATAGGCAAGTACTTCGGGAAAAGTGCTTCATTCTTAATATTGAAGTTCTTTATTTCCGCTATAATTTTTGGAGTTGCTTCCACATAAGTGATAGTTTTTGTCCTATTGCGCTTACGATTTTGATGTTTAACAAGACCTAACCTTTCACAGTATTCAACCATCTTTATTCCTAGATGTAATCGTTTCACTTTGCCCCAATCTTTAAAATCCAGGTCATGCTTGTTCATGCAATAAACCCAAACATTTCTTTTGTATTGGTAGCGATTAGCATTTTGTGGAATGTTTTTACCTTGAAGTCTTTTAGAGACCTGTTGATATTTATCTTTTTCTTGGTCTTTAAAAATAGTTATTCTAGCTTCAAGCATTAAACCTGTGCCTATCTTAACTGCTAATTTATTTAAGGTTGTCTCAGCAGAAATACCGTCAATAATATTTTTTAAAGAAATTAAAGATACAACGTCCCAATCATGTTGGTCTCCTAGAAACTTTTCATTTTCATCAAAAGCTGATTTCGTCAGGCATTGACACACCAGTTTTAAAGCTGTTTTTCTATTACCTGCTTGACCGCTTTGCATAGCCAAAACATCTTTATTAATCATTTCTGATAGTTTGGTGATGTATTTCTGTTGAAAAACTATGCCATATAAGGTTGTGCTTTCCTGATTGTTTTGAACAGCTTCTCTGGCTTGTTTCTGGTATCGGTCAATACCACCTCTAATCATAGCTTCTTCGAAGTGCAGTTCTTCTTCAATTTTTTTTGTATAGTCTTCTGTATTGTTATCTCTAAATTTACCACCCACACCAACTCGGACTAATTCTTCAAGTTGTTGCTGTAGTAAAGTTTTTTGCTCTGTGTTGGACATATTGTGAACATTCCTCTTATTTTTTATGCACCACCGCATTGCCACGCCAGATATGTTGCGCATAGTTGCGGAACTCATGCAGGAGTGCATAGTTAATATTTTTAAAAAAAAGCGTTGATGTTATTGATTAAACGATATGTATGCGGGAGTGAATGATGGGTGCAACATTTCCTAAGACTAGCGCGTATACCAATTCCGCCACTTGCCCTTATTATTGTGCGCAACTTATA